GAGAATTGTGGCAAGGGCGACATGGTCACGCTGCCAAGTAAGGATGGTGCGATTGACTATACCGAGCGTGGACTATCCGTGCAGACGTTGGATTCGATCATCATGAACGGATGTTTCCAGGCGAGCGTCGGAACGCTTTTCGTTGACGAGGCATTGCTGGCGCATTGCGGAGCGATAGATCTGGTCGCCCAAATAATTAAGCCTATAAAGATCATGCTCTATGGCGATCGTCGCCAGGTTGAGTTCGTGTGCCGCGCCGGCGGTTACGAAATGGTGCATAAGTGGAGCACCTATCCGTGGTCAGAGACGCCTATCCCGCGCATCAATGCGTGGAGGAATCCGATCGTGGTCTGCGACCTATTGCGGCCTCTATACCCCGATGGGTACGTTAACAAGAATGGAGTTCAAGGATCACTGTCAAAGTCTCAGTACTATTCGCCTGAAAGCGTGCCGGGCGGGTATGACATGTACCTCACGTATCTCCAGGCGGATCGCGATGTTCTTCGCAAAGAGCTGGGTCTAAAGGCATTAACTATCCATGAGGCGCAAGGCATGCGATTCGAACGTGTTTGCCTGGTTCGGATGAGGCCCACCATGCTTAAGATATACGAGACGCAATCATACAACATTGTTGCCGTGTCGCGGACGTCTAGAGACTTCCACTATTGCACGGCCAAGCCAGGCGATTTTATGTCGACTTGGATCAGAGAAGGTGTTGGCCTGCCTAGCGAGCGCAAAGAAGACCAGAATTTCATAGATCCGGTGTACGCTGAATTTGGCGGAGGCCACACGGCGGTGGCTGACTCCGTGACGCACTTAATGGCGCACGAGCCAAACAACGACGGATACATGGACTGGCACGCGAAAATGGCTCACGTTGTGCCAATGCCCGGACAGCGATCGCTGGCGTTTGTGAAACGCCGAGTGTTTCTGAAGTACCGCTGGAAGAGAGTGACTGTGCCAGACATGCCGGCATTGGCTACCCTTCAGGCAGTCCAGGACGGCCTGTTTCTGCGGCTCGATCGGACCATAGCGCGCGAGGATCGGCTGATGTGGCCGTGCGTGTTCGAGCAGGGCATTCGCTATGACACGTGCAAATCGTGCCGCACACCTCAACTCCGTATGAGAAAGGCTATCCACCCAAAGATGGCAACGACGCAATACGATCGCGCGTGGAGGCATCCGGAGGACATCAACGCTGGTCTGTCGAAGCGTGTGATTCAGGCTCCGTGCGCTAAGGTGGACTACGCCCCTGATCGTGCTGACGATCTGGTTGCGGGGTTTTTGCGCCAGATTGACCTTCAGCGATTGGCGACGATCAACTTGGAACTGCCGATTCAAGGAGTGGAAGTGAGGATCTATTGGTACAATACGCGCGGCGAGCGCAAGCAAGGCATTTTCACTAACGCGGATCCGGAACTGACCAGTGGAACGAAGTACTACTGCATCATTCGCGGCGATCACAAGCCAAAGCTCGATAACAGCCACGAGATGACCGTGCCGGCTGGGCAACTGGTAACAGCGCACCACCCGTTTTGGACTAGCCTTTTCGCACCAATGTTTTCGGTGCTGACCATTAAGATCTTGGCGGTGCTGAACCCAAACATTGTGTTGAACACTAGAATGACGTGGGAGGAGCTGTCGGGACATGTGGACCACCTGATTACGAACGAGGTGTTCAAGGCTTTGGAGCTAGACGTTAGCAAGTATGATAAGAGCCAAGACGAGACAATGCTGGAGGCTGAGTGCCGTATCATGCTAATGTTTGGCATGCCAGCATGGGCTGTGGACCTGTGGCGGGTTTTCCACGCCCTGGTGTCGCTGGTTGACCCATACTTCGGGCTGCGATACACTGTAGGCTTCCAACGTCGATCTGGTGATGCTGCGACCTGGATCGGCAACACAATATGCCTTATCATGCTCATGGCGTATCTCTACCCCATTGAAAAGGCCAAGTGCTGCGTCCTTGGTGGAGACGATAACCTGACCATGTTTGACCCCAGCTATAACATCCCTGACGTTGCGGCCAAGGCTGCCGAGGAGTTGAACTTCGAGCTGAAGACAATCTGCCCGGGCAACAGCATGTACTTTTCGTCTCGCTTGCTGGTCCTGCTGGACGACGGCTGGAAGTTTGTCGCCGATCCGGTAAAGATCATCCAACGGATGGGCCGAACCGATTTGCAGGGTCACGAGCACATTCAAGCGATTTGGGAGTCGTACCGCAAACAGCATTATGACTATCTGAACGCGCAGACGCGCCATGCAGTGCACGATGCGGCGTGCGCCCATTATACCTTTCAGCTTTCGCAGAAGGTGACGAATATTATGCCTTTCATCGATGCCGTAGCGGCAATAATTAGCGATAAAGGAAATATGACTCGCCTCTTTACGGGAACGTCGGAGGAGTGGAACTTGAGCCTTGACCCGTGTGAGCGGGAGACTGGCAACGGCCTTTACGAGCAACCGCACTGGATGAGCTACGAGTTGCAGTACAACACCGACAGCGTCTAAGACTGACGACAAATAAATACCCACATTGGAACGGTTTGCCGAAGACTTGGGCAACGACGTGATGCAATGATGGAAGCACATAAACACACACACCACCTTGGAACGGTTGGCCAAAGACTTGGGCAACGACGTGATGCAAGAATGGAATTATATAAACACACACACAACACAACACACTAAACAGCTAACAACGTTGGAACGGTTGACCGAAGCACCGTGCAATCATGCACACAACGTGCAGGCGTGAGCGCGCGGAGAAGACTTGGCAACGACGTGATGCAACGTTGAAAGTATATAAAGGATGGCAAGAAGGTACATACTGACCTACAAACCACCACACAATCACACCGCGACGGGTGTCGCTATCGACGAAGGCCCTTAAGCAACACAAACAACAACAACAACAACACACAACACACACACACACACCATGGCAATTATATAAATATAAATATAGATTAGCGCGTGGTTTTCGCGCGAGGCATATGCCTGACTGCGAGCGATCAATGCGAGATGC